AAGTATAAAAGTTGATCAGATGACTTTAAGCGGTAAGTTTTTTAGAACTTGGAAGTCAATGAATGAAGCTGATAGAAACGGCTTTAGACATGGCAATATATCACTTTGCTGTAATGGCAAAAGAAATACACATAGAGGTTATACATGGAGGTTTCACGATGGGTCGAATTCGTGAACTATATATACAATTACTCGTAAAAAATAGGCTTTATGGTGAATTAAATAAATTCAAACGTCAGAAGCATCTACCAGAATCCGAGAGAATGAGCAACAGAGAAATATATTTAAGGAACAAAGAATTACTAAACAGATAGATAACACAATAAAGGAGTAAACAAGATGCAAGAAATAGACACCCCTACAATGGAGGTAGAATGAATAAGTTAATTTTAAGTTGTTTATTTGGCTTTACATTTACATATATATTAGGCGCTTATGGTTCTTTGACTTTTAACCCGTTAGAGTGGCATGTTGATATTAATTTTGATGCTGGGATACTAAGGTGTACATCAATTTCAATAGCAGTATGTTTTTCTGTACTTATATACAACCTTTGGGGGGAAAATGACTAACATAGACAAGGCCCTCTATAAAGATATATGGAGACTAATCAAGCCTTTAAGAGGTAAAATGATAATATCTACAGCAGAGAAACACTCAACAATAGACGAACTGGTAAAGTATTTTAAGGAAAATGTAAAAAGATGATATAAACGTCTTGACAATATATAACAAAGAGGTATATTTAATATTAGTGAGACAAATAAATAGTGAGGATACAGATGTACACAATAGAAACAGCAGAGAAGACTAAAACAGTTTATGGGCAGTTAGCCCTTAAAGACTATTTAAATGAGCTTAAAGAGCGTGGTATTAAAGTAAAACGAGTATCTGTAGGTGTATTATGACAGACATTGAACTATTAGCGGAAAGATACAGAATCGAGATAAGATCCACTGTAATAGGCGTTCCAGATGAAGACATAGACAAGCTAGTAATACAATCAATGGCAAGAGAGATAATAACATTATGAGCGATTAGGTATCGAGGCTATTAATAGATGTGATATACCGGCATTTTATCAAACGGTCAGAGAAAGCCGTGAGCTATCAATGGAGTTTAAAGCAGAAATTAATGCGCATATAATATCAAAGCAGTGGGGGAAGCATGACTAAAGCAAACACAGAAGAGTTGGTTGAGGCTCTTCAAAGATACGAACAAATTTTTGGAGTGATGAAACCGCACAGAAGCGGGCCATATGTTAAGTTTGAAGATGTTAAATCACTCCTATCCACAAAAGCTGAGGACAGTAATAGTGTGGAGGAGTTTAAAGAATACGTCAGAGATACTCTTGATACTTTCTCTAATGGAAATGAGTATAAGCAGATTGGTGAGGATGAGTTTGGGGCTATAGCTAGATCAATTGCAAATAAACTTAACCACATCCTCTCCACCTACCCCCAACAAGAAACCGACTACCACGAAGGACTGAGCGAGGGCATTAAAATAGGCAGAGCAGAGGTAGAGAGCGAACGTTTTGCCGACACCGGAAAAACGATAGAGAGCGAGGAAGGGGATGGGATAACTAGAAGGCGTTTTATAGAAATATCAAAAGGGGTTCATGAAATAATAGGAGATTTGAACCCAGACAGGTTGTTTGGTAGTATATCACTACATCACGAGATAGAGCCAATGTTCAAACCACCCCACAACACACAAGAGGCTAAACAAACAAAGGAAGGTGAATAGATGAAGAATATAATAGCAATAATAGCAATAGCCCTAATGTGGCTTAAACTGTGCGCTATGGGAGACTACAGGACAGCAGAAGAGATACAAGACAAGCAACCAGTAGTATTCTATCACGATGTTAAATATACAGGAACGGAAACACACCAATAAAGGAGTACAAAATGATATGGGAACAAACACTAGCAATAATAGCAATAGCACTAATACTAATAGGGTGCACTAATAAAGAATATGGAGCAAACGTAAACTACACTATAGATACACCTACATACTGCTCAGAGGAATTTAATATAATAGAGTCTGATGATTACACAGGCGAAAGGATACAGCAAGATAAACCGTTATACTACGTGAAAAGAGACACAACAAATCAAAACATAGTCAAGTATTACAATAATGAGCACGTATTTACAATAGATTACAAGATAATGACTAGAATAGAGCTGTATGGAGAGTATAACGTATATATGAGCAAAATAATACAATGTAATTGACAATTATATACACTTTAAGTAGATTTTACTCATGGGCTTGAAGCTCTAACAATCACCCTAGATGGGTAAACTAAACACTTGAGGTGTATAGATGGCGTATAAGACAGAAGAACTTGTAGAGACTTCATTAAAAGCTATAGAGGAGTATAAATTACCTTTTATTGAGCATTTAATAGCATATTTACCTTGCGACAAGACTACGTTCTACAATCATAATCTACACGAAAACAACGCCATAAAAGAAGCCATCGAAAAACAGAAGGTAGCAAAGAAAACAAAACTGCTAAATAAATGGTTAGAAGGCGATAACGCTACTACACAGGTGGCCTGTTACAAATTACTATCAAATGATACAGAATTTGCTAAACTATCTGGACAGCAAGTAGACCACACCTCAAAAGGCAAAGAAATAGGTATTACAATAAATAAGACCTATGACAGCGATTGACCTTACAAAAAAGCAAACTTTAGCCCTTGATGCACTAGAAAGGCCAGAAATAACAGAGGTTCTGTTTGGTGGAGGTGCTGGCGGTGCAAAGAGCTTTTTAGGTTGCTTATGGGTTATACTAAACTGCCTTAAATATCCAGAATCAAGATGGCTACTTGGTAGATCTAAATTAAAAGCACTAAAGCAAACTACACTAATGACATTCTTTGAGGTGGCTAAGATATTAGGCTTATCTGCTGATGAACATTACAACTATAACGCTCAAACTGGTGAAATAGACTTTTTTAATGGTGCAAAGGTATTACTTAAAGATTTATTTCTATATCCTTCAGATCCAAACTTTGATAGCTTAGGCTCATTAGAGATAACGGGAGCATTTTTAGATGAAGTTAATCAAATGTGCTATAAATCTGTACAGATTGTAACAAGTAGGATTAGGTACAATTTAGATAAATACGATATTACGCCGACTACATTAATGAGCTGTAACCCAGACAAAGGATGGGTATACACTGAATTCTATAAACCATATAAAGATAAAACATTAAAGCCATATAGAGAGTTTATTCAAGCACTTGCAATGGATAATAAATACTTATCAGAACACTATATAGAGAATTTAAAGAAACTAGACGAAAACAGTAAACAACGTTTATTATATGGTAACTGGGAATATGACTCAGATCCTACTAAACTATTCCAGTATAGTGCTATTGTTGATATGTTTACAAATGAATACGCTGAAAAGGGTAGAATGTACATTACAGCAGATATAGCCCGATTAGGTGAGGATAAGACTGTTATCTATGTATGGGAAGGGTTTAACCTTGTTCATGGTGTAGTATTTGGAAAGCGCACATTAGACCAAACAGATATAGAACTAAAGAGATTAGCTAGAGAGTGGAGAGTACCAACATCACACATATTAGTGGATGAGGATGGTGTAGGCGGTGGATTGGTAGACTTTGGCAAATATAGAGGGTTTATCAATAACTCTAAAGCCAAAATGAGGACTAATTACGCTAACCTTAAAAGTCAATGTTACTTTGAGATAGCTAAAAAGGTTAATAACGGTGAGATTGCTGTAAAATTTACAGATAATGAAATAAAAGCTAAATTAATAGAAGATCTAGAACAAATTAAAGACTGGAATAGCGATAAAGACGAAAAACTTAGAGTTATTCCTAAGGATAAGATCAAAGAAATGACTGGAAGGAGTACGGATTACTCCGACCCTTTCATGATGAGAATGTATTTTGTATTAGTGCCACCAGCAACAACCGGTAAAATAAAGAACTTAATGTAAAGGAAATAAAAATGGGATCAATAAATGTACAAGGCACAGAACTGGAGTATGTTGAGTTCACTGCAACGGAGTTAGCTGAATATCAGGGGTTGAGAGATATGTATTACGGCTCTGGCGGTTTTAGTAATGGGTCTTACTTGATCCAATTCCCTAGAGAGTCAGCAGATTTTTACACAGCTAGAAAACTACAAGCGCACTATGAGAATATTTTTAAGCCAGAAGCGGACTCACAAGTAAACCCTATTTTCGCCAAGGAACAAAAAAGAGATACTAATAATAAGGTATTAGAGGCTTTTTATTCGTCACCTACTAAGAAGCTAGGTGAGACAATGAGCGAGTACCAAAGAAGAAAAACTATAAACGCTAATATCTTTGGATCTATAATTGAGGTTCTGGATTCACCCACTAATACTCCTGATACTGGTGCTGGTAATTTAGATCCTGATATTATGGAATATGCCTACTTTTTAACACCTTTACAGATAGAAGGCTATGCGCTTGATGAGAGTGGCGTTTTAAAGATGGTAGTGTATAATGAAAATAATGTATATAGAGTTTGGTATAATGGCTCAGAATTCAATGAAGCGACTGGCACTAGTGCTGTTACATTCACATATGATAAAAATGATATACTTACATGGGACGAGCTAGAAGTATTCCCAGTGTCATTAGTAGAGGCTAATACAAGATACAGAGAGGATAGAATAGCAAAGAGTTCTCACATTGGGACTCTTTCAATTGTAAAGCGAATATACAATATTGCATCACAATATAATGATAGCTTTGTAAAGAATTGTTTCGCCTTTCTTGCTGTTGATGGTAGACTCCCCGAAAATATAGAGTTAGGTGCAGATAGTGCTTTTTATTATGGCTCTGGTGATGGTACAACGAAAACTCCTGAATATGTAGCGCCACCTGTAGAGCACTTATCTATAATGATTAAAGAGGTTGAGCGTTTGACTAATGTTGTTAAAACTAACATGAATAGTACGGTTGCAATTGCTTCTCCTGCTTCTGGGGAAGCTAGAATGGAGGCAGACAAAAGAAGGATAGAGAATTTAAAACAAGTAACTCAAGACATACAAGACCAAGAGCTATGGCTATGTAATACTGCTATGATGGCATATATTGAGGGTGAATGGGAATATAAGGTTTCTTACCCTACAGACT